GATGATAGGAATGCACGTGCCGGCGATGTAGCCTTCGTCCGACAGGATGCGCGAGCCGTTCATGATGTACTTGTGCACCTTGCGGACCTTGCGGCGCTTCTCGCGCACCTTCTGGAAGCCGCGGGCTTCGAGCTCGGCTTGCTTGGTCGGGTCGTCCTGCAGCTCCTTGTCCGACACTTCCATCTCGTCCGGCTCGTCGTCACCCAGAGCGAGGCCGCGGAAGAAGTGCACGAGCTCCGTTTTCTCCTCGACCTCGTAGACCTCGGCGATCCAAACGACATCGGGCGTGGTCCAGTCGAATTCGTTGCGCGTGACGAACTTCGGCATGCTCGCCGGGTCTTCGCCGTACTCGTTGGCGTAGTCGTCGCGTGCCATCGACGACAGCACGTAGCAGCGGCGCGCGTCGGCCTTGTCATATCGCTTGCCGTCCAGGCTGAAGAACACGCACGAGTCGGCCTCGTAGATCGGCTCAATGGCGATGCGCTGCCGGGTGTCCTCGTCGTCGAGCTCGTTCTCGTACCGCGCGCGCAGGCGGATCGCGCCCATGCCGCCGCTCGTACCTTCCTCGAAACAGTTGTCGTACGCTTCCTGAGCGCCACTGTCCTGCTCATCAGCACGGAACAGGCCGTCGCACGTGTCGGCCAGCTCATCAGCCTGCGAGCCATCCTTCGGCACGAAGTCGACCGTGATCCGGTTGTTGCGGTACTCGTTGATAATCCGCAACACTGCGAGGTGCACCTTGTTGAACTCGAAGCGCGGCTTGTTGGCGAATTGCTCACCGACCGGGCCCTCCCACTGCGCACCGGGGATCGAGTAGAACCGGCGATCGCTCAGGCACTGGATACGAGTGTCGCGCGTCGCCGTCTGGATGGCGTCGAAGTCGCGGAGGAAGAAGTCATGCTTCGCGACGAGGCGCTCGGCGTTGCTGGGTCGGCTCATAACTGATGCCTCTCGGAATGAATTTCCGATAGTCTACAGCTATCAGTTTCGGAGCGGAAATAGAACGGAAAGGATTGGTGTTACATCGACTTCCCGATCTCGGCGGCGGCGCGCGTGATGGCGCGGCGAGTAGCGGCAAGAGCATCGTCGCCGACTTCCTCGTACATATCAGCTATACCGTCGGCCATCGGGGGCATGCCAATACCTGCCCAAGACGTGCAGATGTCGAGACTATCGATGGTGATGGAGATACGCAGCCTCACCGCCAACGCCAGCGCGTCATCGCTGTGCCGAAGCGGGTTCCAGCCGTGCTCAATCTTCCCGTCAGCGAAGCGCAGCGCTACCCACTGTTCGCCCTCGACGGTTTCGACTGTGGCGCCGAGTGCGCGCGCGGCCAGCGTCAATAGTTCCAGGTCGGCATCGGACAGGCCGGGCCCGCGCGGTGGCATCAGCGGCATGCCATCGGGGCCGTCGTCATCGCTCGGCAGGTAGCCGTCGTCGGTCCACTCGACGCGCTTGAATTGGTTTTCGTCGGTCATCGATCCTCCATTGCAGCATCATGCAGACTCGGGTATAGCTTCCTGAACTCTTCGAGGCTCATGCTTTTGACCGGCATAAAGAGTGGCCGAGGGGACTTTTTTGCTTCGATCTCAGCAAGCTCTTTCACGATGGGTGCTGCCCGGTCGTCGTATTCGCGCTTGAGTTCGACGAGCATCATTCTCAACTCTTGTTCGCGGTCCATATATCCTCCGTTGTCATCCGGACATTCTACCGGCGACGGAACGCGGATGCAGTAGGAATCGGCGTGGACGCTTGCGGCTTCTTCGGCTTGTCGCGCACCATAAAGCTCATCATCAAGGCGTCGGCCATGTTCGGCGATGGGATCTTCTTCGCGCGCATCTCATCCTTGCTCACGAGCTGGATCATCTTCGATCCCGAGGTACGCTTTCGCTGCTGGCGGACTAGCTCGGTCTTGAGCTGCTGTAGCTCCTTGATGTCGCTGGATAGGCTGATCATCGTGGCCGGGTCATGGTATTCGCCCTTGACCAAGGCTTCATAGGTGCGCTTGAAGCGGTCGCGCAGCAGCCACCAACCCATTGCGCGCAGATTACGAAACACGTCCTCGTTCAGGCGATCGTCCTCGTACTTGCCGGGCCACGGCGAATCACCTGCGCCAAAGCCTTGCACATCGATGTTGCGGCCGGCAATGCGCTCCTTGAGCCCGACCTTCACGCCAGCGCCGACGCCGATACTGTCGTACACGATGATGTCCGAGCGGTGCTCGAACGCGTCGTCGAACGTGCGCGTGATGGCGTCGTCGATGTCGCCGTCATCCCAGCGTCGCACGTCTTCGACAAACATGCCGTAGCGCCGCGCCAGTCCTTTCGAGTCGCTGCCGCTGTCTGCCGGGTCGAACCCGTGCACGCGGTCGCCGCGCGGTGTGTATTTCAGCTTGAGGTGCGAGTCGATGGCTGCGTCTACCCATTCGGGCTCAATGACCGAATCCTCATAGTCGGCGTTGCATTCGCCTTCCCACACGTGAAGATACTTCTTGAAGTTCGCAGCCTTGTCGCGCTCCATCTCAATGCGCAGCACTTCCGGAAACTTCGGGTTGTCCCGGTACGACACCTTGCGCACGTACGTGTAGTCGTCCTCGTACACGCCCGGCCGGCCTGCTGCGATTTCCTTGTTGATGTGCTCGATATACGGCAGTACAAAGCGGGTGTAGGTCGGTGCGTCGGGCTCGTTCGGGTTGAAGCTCACCCAAATCTCTGACCCGCCTTCACGCACGGTCGGAACGAGCACCTTCCAGCTGTTCTCGCTGACGTTCTCGGCCTCTTCCACCCACACGACGTTGTAGCCGAACTTCGACTTGATCGAGGCGATGTTGCGCGCAAGGCCGACGAACTTTGCCTTTGAGCCGTTCCGGCCGTAGATGCCGTCGTTCTGGATTTCGAAGAAGTCGCTGAAGCCGAGCTTCTCTATCTTCGCTTCCAGCACGGCCATACTGGACTCTTCGATGGAATTCTGGAACTCACGCGCGCACAGTACCTTTGTCCCGTATTGCCACATCATCCAGACGAGAATCTCGGCAATCTCCTCGGTCTTGGCGCCGCCGCGGCCACCGAACGGGACCTTGATCCGCTTCGGGTAAAGGAGGAATTCAAACGCTTCGAACAGCTCGATCTCCAGCGGTTGTTCCAGCACGGCGCTCATGCGGGCCTCACGATCTTAAAGACGGTACCGCGCGCGGGATTGGTCGGGCTGGTTTCCTCGACTCCGCGCTTGTTCAGGTCGTCGATCGTGTCTTTGTTCGCCTTGAGCAGGTTCATGCCGATCTCGCTGGCGTCGTTCGCCATCTTGGTCAAGGCGGAAATGTTGGCCAGGGCCGTGCGGCTTTCCTCGCTCAGCGGCGCGGCATCGTCGATCTCGGACGCCTTGTTGTGCGCAATGCCGGACAGCCGATGCGCGGTCGCAGCGCCAAAGCGGGCGGCACCGGCCAAGTGCTCACTGATCGCTTTGAGGTCGTCGGCAAGCGATCGTGCGGCTATTTGTTCGGATATGTTCAGTTTCGAAAGTGCCGACTCTGCCGCAACTATTTGATTTGCAGCATCTTTTATATTCTGAACGCGTTCGGAAAAGCGTCCCGAGATCGTCGACTTGCTTACTCCGAACTCACGGGCGAGCGCAGACGGGGATTCGCCGGCTAGCAACCGCTTGCCGATCTTCTCCCATTGCGCATCTGTCAATTTCGATTGGCGTCCCATGCTTATCTTCCTACTGGCAATGCCTCAATTTTGCCACCAGTCAACCTCCGGACGAAAGTTTGTCGGCTTGGATCTGGATGTACTGCCGCCTCTTGCCCAGGTTCGGCCGGTCGAGGCGGAACGATACGCATGTGCTTTCATTCCACTGGACGTGATCCGCGAGCCGCGTCCCAGTACGGGCGAGGCAGCGGCCTTTCCCGGCTTCCGCCTGCTCGGGGTCGGCCTGCTTGACGCTGAACTCATCGCACAGGGCGCAGATGTCGCGGTCACGGGTCATATCAGATCCCCAGGGCGCCGAAGATACCGTTCGGCTTCTTGCGTGCCTTGTCGATGTGATATTGAGCCCGGCGGCGTTTGAGGTTGCGCTCGTGTTTCTCGGGGTTCGCCTTCTCTTTGGCATATCGCTGCGCGCGGGTCTCGCGTGGCTTTGGCGCGTCCTCACCCTTGCCAAGCCGGTAGATTGGGGCCAGGTCGCCGCGGTGGCCGGGGTGACGCCAGCCCACGATGCGGACGGGCGTCTGCTCCTTGAGCATCTGGACCAGTTTCTGCGCTCGACCACGTGTGACGTGCAGCTTCTGGCCCAGTTCGCGCGAGGTGTGGCCAGACTCGAGAAGATTGCGGACCTCGGCAAGGCGCATGTCGACGGTCTTGATCGGGGCATTGCGTCGCTTGGGCACGTACTCAACATCCGGTAATGATCCGACAGCGAAGATAGGCGCCGGCCGACCGACTCCGCCTTCGTGGCCGGATATGTAGATGCGGCCCTGACGCTTGAGGCGGCGGGTATAGATGCTCACGTTCGACAGGCCCAACGACAGCGCCTCTGCGATCTGCGCGGGCGTCTTCGGCTTCTCGGTCAGGCTGGCGATAATGCGCTGTTCCTGGCGCTCGCCGCGCTCCTTCTGGTAGTTCGGTCCACGCGTCATGCTTTCTCCCTCAGTGCGCGCATCTTGGCGACATAGTGCGCTTTGATCTGTCGTGCTTCTTCGATGGTGAACTTGGCCGGCGCGTGCTCCTGCTCAAGGAACGCGACGCGCTCGGCGCCGATGCGGGCGATGAGGCCGAGGCGGTACTCGACGACGTTGCCGCTCTTGTGCTGGTTGCAGGGGACGCACTGTTTGTGGCAGTTGTCCTCATGGAACCGCAATGCGGGCTGGGCGCCGACCGAGCGGTAGTGGCCGGCGTCATAAGCGCCCGTGTGGAACCGACCGCACGAGATGCAGGGCAGGTGCGCGTCCCGCTCGCGGATGAACTTGTTGAACGCGGCCTGCGCCGACTTGAGGTAGTCGCTGCGCGTCTTCATAGCCTGCTTGCGTTCGCGGGTCTGCTTCGCATCCAGGCGCTTGCGTTCGGTCACGGCGTGGATCGCCGCGCACTCCGGTCCGCAGACCTTGTGCCCCATGTTCCGGGGCTGGAAGCGGTTGGCGCAGCCCTTGACGGCGCACTTGCGAAGGCGCGGGCCTTTGATCGGCATGCGGCGGGTGAGGGGAGTTCTCAGCACGTCAGAATCCTCCATGCTGCTGCTGCCACTCGCGGAACTTGGCCGTTTCCAATGGCTCGATGGCGGTCCATTGCAGTGGCCACCCCATCAACCACTCGCTGAACTCCGGGTTGTGCCGCCCGCCAGGCAGCAATCCCTTCAGGGTTAAAAACTCGGGGAGACGCACACCTCGCGAAGACTTGGCGGCTCGCTTCTTGGCGGTCTGCGGTGTGACGCTGCCCTTCTCGTCTGAAGCGGTTGGCGTCGGCCACAATCCAGAGACGTTCCCGCATGTGACCCAGCCCGGCGTCGTATGCGCTGAACACTCCCCATCGTGCATCGAACCCCAGGTCGGCCAAGTTCCCGAGAACCGTTCCAAGCCCCCTAGAAGTGAGCATTGGGCTGTTCTCCACAAACACGAATCTTGGTCGTACTTGGCAAATGACCCGCGCCATTTCTGTCCAGAGGCCGGAGCGCTCTCCTTCGATTCCACTTCCGGCACCGGCCGCACTGATGTCTTGGCAAGGGAATCCTCCCGAAACCACGTCAACAAGTCCTCGCCATGGTACGCCATCAAAAGTTTCGATGTCAGACCAAATTGGGAAAGGCTTGAGGCATCCATCATTTTGCCTCTGTGCCAAAACGGCCGCCGCGTGGGCATCACGTTCAACTGCGCACACGGTTCGCCATCCGAGGAGGTGCCCGCCGAGTATTCCTCCACCAGCGCCTGCGAAAAGAGCCAACTCATTCATTTATCCTTCCTTTGTTCGTTCTAGTTGTCATGCGCCCGGGCTGGCCGGGCGGGGTGGTGGTCAGGCTGCGGGGCCCCAGGCTTGGGCTGCGAGCATCTCGCGCTGTTCGTCCGTCGCGTCTTCCGGGATCTGCACAACCACTGATCGCGGCGCGTACGGGAACTGAACCACACGGCGGCTGTGGAAGCCGGTGAAGCGTGCGCCGCTCGGCTCTTCGAAAACGACCGCATCAAGGTCATAGGCCTGCCCTTCGAATCGGTCTGCCTGCTTGAAAACGTGGCCGCAACGGTTGTTCTGGAAGACGCCAGGTGACGTCTCATTCCATTCCCAGTCTTCGCCAGTCAGCGGGGCGACCGGCTCAAACTTTGCAAGCTTCCCGAATAGGTTGATGGCGTATGGCGCCGAAAAACCGGAGTGGCCCGCACCGTCAAACACAGCCAGCAGCTCTAGAACGTGTTCGCAGATGAGTTTTTGCATGTCATCTTTGAACGTGCCATCTTCATTCAGCCATCCGGCAGCGCGGAATTCGCGCTGCGCATGTGATTCGTAATTGCTCATGTCTGCCTTTCAGGTTGTTGTCGTTCCCGCCACAGCGGGGACTCGGTGCGCTCGCGCGCGAAATGGTCTCGTCAGGTGGCCGGGCCGGGCCGGTCCATCGCCTCGGTCGCGAATTTGATCTGCACCATCAGCAGATCCTTGTCGCCTTGCTCCTGACGCCAGAGGATTCGCTTGGCCCATGCCTTGAAGTCGCGGCCGGCGGTCGACACGGACGGGAATTTGGTGGCCGCCTCGATTTCGAGTTGCAAGCTCATACGCGCCTCCCGCCGGCGATGTGATGCACATCGGCCGATGGCTTGGCGCCGCCCTTGCGCGCGTCGGCCCAGGTGAAGGCGCAGATGAACGCGTTTTCGTGAAGCCGGCTATGCACGCGGTCGCCGACGAACTTCGCCAGGTCGACCAAGGGCTGATTGCTGATGGCGATGACTGGCTTGTTGTCGTTGTAGCGGCGGTTGATCACCTCGGTCAGGATCAGGTTCGAGTCTTCGCGGTCAGGCTTCGCGTCGATCTCGTCGAGGATCAGGACGTCGTACTGGACGAAGCGCAGGATTTCGCCCTCCTTGCTCTTGGTCTCGCTGCTGTAGCTGGCCTGGACTTCGCTGATCATCCCGTTCGCCGTGATGTAGCGGATCGAGCGCACGGCGTTCTTGATGAGAGATTGCGCAAGGTCGCACGCGAGCAGCGTCTTGCCGGTGCCGGTGGTGCCGGACAGGATCAGCGATCCCCATGCCGGTTCGCCCAGGATGAAGTCGCGGAACATGCGCGTCGTGTGCTTGACGCCCTTTTGCTCTGGCGTGCTGGCGACGAACTTCTGATCGACGTACTTTTTCGGGATCGTCGCGGCGGTCATCAGTGCTGCCGCGCGCTCGGTCATCCAGCTATCGCGCGCCTCGGCCACGAGAACGGCGTCCAGGCAGCGTGGGCAATGCCAACCGGCGTTTGCGCGCACAAGCACGTCGGCGGGTCCGTGCTGCTCGCAGGATCCGGCCAGCATTCGCATGCGGCCGGCGAGGCCGGGGATCAGGGTTTGGATTGGGTCCATGGTCGTCTCCATCACAGTGGGCTGTCGTCGTCGAGGTCCGCTTGCGTCACGCCGCGCGCAGCCAAGCCGGCCTGCATCGCAGCCACGTCGGCAGATCGGTCGACATCGGCGAAGTGAAACTTTTGGGACTGGCCTGCCGGACCCCGCGGCGCGGTGCGGCGGTCGGGCTGAGGGTTCAGCAGGCGGTCGACAATCGGTGAGAGGTAGTTCGGCGATAGGGTCTCGTTGCCCTTCGATTCGCGGGCAATGCGAACGGCTTCGGTCAGGATGTCCAGCGATACGGCCTTGTCCGCCCAGCCCATGACGGTCGGATGCGTGGACAGCGCCGAGACGCCAAGCGGGCGCAGAGCGACGGTCAGGGCCAATGCCGGATTCTCGGACGGCTCGGGCAAGTCTTGGCGAGCAGGAAGCGGGGCTGCTTTCGGGGGATCGATGTCGGGCGAAGCCTCGGGACCGCCGCCACCGCTTTCCGCCGGCGCGCTCGCGTCGGTGGTGGTGGGGGTATCAGGAATCAGGATGGGGGAATCAGGAATCAGGGCGTTATCAGACAGTGGCTTAACGTTATCTAACGTTGAAGATTCCTTGCTTACCGTTTCCGATGCCTTCTTCTTGGTGGACTTGCCTGTTATGCCACCGTTTTTGCTGCG